GCGTTAAGCTGTTCGTTAATTTCTCTAAGATTTTGCAGGGGAACAACCTCACCTATATCTATATTCAGAACACCATCTACTTCTAGTTCTTCCTGTGCTTGATCTGCTATATTTCTTGCACCAACAGAACCATCAACCTTAGAGTATGTCTTGGTTGTTTCAGGAACTTTAGGCTGTTCATCAGCTATACGCTGTTGCTCTGCTGCTTCTTTTCTAGCCTGTCTTTTCTTACCAAGTTTTCTTGAAACGGCTCTTCCCCCGCCACCGGCAACAGCACCAAACAAACCAATAGCAAGTGCAGATATCGCAGTTTGTGCATAATCTGTTTCGGTTACTAGAGGGTCTTCCATAGCTTCTTGAGTATCAATATTAAAAGATTGATATGTAAGATCATCTGCTGCACCATAGCCAGCACCAATAGCACCAGATTCTGCTGCTAATCTTTTACCACTTTTTTCTACGGCTTGTTTCTTTACAGCCTCTTCAGCAACCTCTTTGTTAACTTTTGTTTTTGCAGTCTCTTTAACAGCTTTATCTTTAATCTGTGATTGTAGTTGTTTCTGTAATAATTTTTTAGCACCAAATCTAGCAGCCGCACCACCACCAAATCTAGCTGCTAAACTTCCACCACCAGTAAAAGGAGCAGTCAGCGCAGCAGCAATAGCAGTAGGATCGGTTACGGTTTGAAACAAAGCATTAGCAACAGAACCAATACTAGCATCTGTATTATCCCACGTATCTATTGAATTAACCCATGCACGTTTAACATCATCACTCATTAATTCAGAAGCATCGTAGGCAGTCATACCTAAGTTAGTTAAGTCATTACCAAAGCGAGAGTGTCTATTCCTAAACCAATAGTCTAAGTCTTTGTCAGAACCTCTGTAGTCCTCACCCTTCTCATGCTTATAGATAGTCTTAGCATCTCTCAACCAGCCTTGATTCTTAACAAGATTATCCATAGTAGATTGTTCAGGCGCAGTCGGTTGTGCCTGTTGAGGAGTAGCAGTTGTTCCTGAAAGAGCTTGACTTAAAAAATCTTCATCACTTAAAGGTACAGAAGATGAAGAAGATTCTTTTTGAGGAGCAGTAGATGCTTCTCCCAAAGCTTGTTCTAAAAACTCTGAATCTGATAATGTTGCCATTATTTATTACCTTTTATTAAATATATTTTTTTTGAAGATTTTCCATACCTATTCTATATTCTTCTACTAATTTTTGAGGCTGATTAGGATACTTCTCAATTAATAGACTTCTTAATCTTTTTTCGTCTGCACCAAGTTTTTCATTTGAAATTTTACCATTAATAATACCACCACTAACTATTGTTCTATTTAACATATTATCTAAAACTGCATCAATATCTTTTAGAGTTTTAAAATCTAAAGTACCTTCTGCCGCTGCTTCGGCTCTTAGTACATCAATCTCTGCTTTAAGCTTCTCACCTTTCAGGCCAGCATTGATAAGCTCAAGTGCCTTACGCTGTTTAGCATACGGTAGGTCAAGTATCTTATCTTCAAGCTTGAACTCTCTTGCCAGTGCCAGTGCCTCACGCTCTTCTCCTCTGGACAATAGCTGACCTTCAGCCTCAAACTCTTTCTCAGACTCTTCGGCTCTTCTTCTTCCAAACTCATCCTCAATTTTAAGAAGCTTTGCTCTACGTTCTTTATCTGCTTCGCTTAGTTTAGAGGTTGTATTGCCAAGACCTTCAGCAAGTCTAGCACCTATACCAGTTGTTTCGTCATAGTCTCTTGTTCTTAGAAGGCTCTGAGATAACTGTGACAAAAGAGTTCCTATAGGATCAGCTTCACCAACAAGTTTTCTTCTACGTTGGTAGTCTTCATCTCTCTCAGCCCTGCGACGATCAGCCATGCTCTTATTAAAAGCTCTTCTTTCTTTATCAGATTTACCATAGAAGCTTTCTCTGCTACGTTCTCTTTTTTCAGCTTGTCTTCTTATAAAATCAGGATCATAGATATCAGGCCGCATTCTTGCAGCAATCTGCTCTGCACTAAGTGGATCTTGAGCCTCTACTAACATTCCCTCTTCGCCAACACCACCAGAACCTTTTGAAGAAGTTCTTTTTGCTAGTTTAGCTGATTCTTCGGAAGATAGAGAAGGCTGTATAAATGGCCCTCCTTCTGTTCCTATAACATTAGACATAGAAACATTATTAACAGAAGGATTAAGAATATTTTTCGCTTCTGCTTGCCTATCTCTAGCCTCATCTAATTCTTTCTGTGTACCAAAAATTCCCGCTCCAAGTCTCTCTATTAAAGAACCAAGGCTTCCCGATTGTTGCATTTGAAGCCTCTCTCGTTCTCTTCTTTCAGCATTTTCTTTTGCCATTTTTTCAGTAGAGCCTTCAGGAAATAAACCTAGTGTTAGTCCTTGTCCTTGTAAATTACCACCCTCTCCTCTTTCAATAATATCAGACAAACCACCACCAGTTTTAGCACTACCAAATAAACTACCAATAGAACCAAAAGTCTGTGGTGCAATCTGACGGAATGTATTAGCAGCAGCAAGACCAGTACCAAGCAACTGTGCGCCACTGCTTGGCTGATTAAAGTTACGACCAGCAGTTGCTGTGCTGGTTACATCACGCTGCGACAAGAGAGGATTACCATAGACAAATCCTGAGTACTTAGCAAGCTGCTCTTCAGGAAATGCTTTCTGTTCCAGAAACTTAAAGTACTGTTCATCCAAAGCTTTCTGAGCTTGCGTCTGCTTCTGCTCACCAACAGTTTGCAACGCTCCCTGTTGAGCAAGACCCTGACTAAACATAGCAGGACCAAGTGCAGCAGTCTGAGTTGCTTGTCCAGCTTCTCTCCTTTTCTGATCTTGAAATAGCTTTTGAGCATTAAGGAACGATGACTGTAATCCTTTAGCTTCAATGTCTCCAAGCCTTGTCTGTAAACCCTCTCCAAGTATACCAGCCTGTACGCCAGCCCGTGAACCAAGACCAGACATACCACCAGCATCAACAGCCTGTTTCTCAAACTGTGGCATAATATTACGTTGGAAGTCTTCCACAGCCTGTCTCTTTTCTATATCAGTGACTGCTCTCTGATATGGAGACATGTATTCTTGTGCTACTTCAGGAGTAAACTTCTCTCCTTGCTGACGTTGCAGATCAAGAGCTTCCTGTTGAAGAGCAGTTCCCTGCGCTCCTCTACCAAGAGCAGCAAGACCAGCCTGTGCTTCTGTTTGTTCTCCTGTAAACGGAGCAGTTACTGCACCAGTATAAGGATCATATCCCTGATCCATTATCATGCGATAATAATCTTGAGCTTCTGTCAAAACATCAGAAGCAAAAGGAGCTACTTCATCAGGTATTCTGGAGAACTGATTAGTGTTCTGGAAGGTAGCTTGCGGAGTACCACCGCCACCGCCCTTATACTGAGGCAGTCCGGTAACTGGATGAAGAGTGCCAGAGCCACCATGCTTTACTAAAAGTTTAGCTTCAAAGGTATTGATATGAGCAAGCTCAGTATCTCCCTCGACACCAAGTCCTGCAATGTCTTTATATAGTTCTTTAAGAACTTCAACCTTATCTCTTACAGATAGAGCATCCAAAAACATTTTTATATCTTGTTTCACAGTCATATTTCCACTTCCCTTGTTAAAACAGTGCAGAACTTTTTAAAGCCAACTCTTGCAAGAACTCTGAGCCAACCATCTCTACCACACACTTCAAATCTTTTTACATTATTTCTTTTAGCAAACTTATGTATCTCTGAGTCTTTATCCCAAAAGATATCAAACCATTTATCCATATTGTTTTTCTTACCACCAGCAAGAACTATTCTTAATCTCTTCTCTCTTGGATATTCAACAAACTCTGTAACTACCGCCACCACTATTTCTTTTTCATCACCTATAATCCAGAGATGCATATACCCACTTGTTAACCAGTTATATACATCTTCTATATTAAACTCACCTAAATTTTGATCTACTGGTTTTTGTACTAAGTTCTTAACTAACGGCCAAAGAATATTTATTGATTGTGGTTCTACTTTTATAAACTTCATTATCCCATCATGTTAGCTTGCAGCGATGCCAATCCGTCTATTTCATTAGGCTGTTGGTTTGTTCCGTAAGCTTCTTTCCGTATATTCTTAACAACCTGATCCATATAGTCTGCACCCTTATCAGGATTTCCATTTCCAAGTGCAGCCATTGTATGACTATCAACAACATATTCTGTAGGACTAACAGCCAGAGTAGCAACTTGCTCTTCACCTTCTTTGATAGGCATGTATACATTGTCCTGCATACCACCACCGTCACCGGGAACTCTGCCAGCAAACTCACCACCAGCAGCTAGTTCATAAAGACCACCACCACTTTTAGCTTTAACTTCAGGAGGTAGTTGGACATTTGGCAGACTCATATAAGCTAGTCGTGCAGTTTCAGCATCATTAGGATTACGTCTAGGTTGTAATCCCTGTATAATTTCTGAAAGAATAGGACTGTCTTCACCATACGCCTGTGTCAAAAGTCTTTCTGTATTAACAGTTGGACCCGGCGGTTGTTCAAAAAAACCAGTAGCTAATCTATATTGATTTCTTTGTTGTGCAGCATCAAATGATGGTAGGTTAGGATCGTCTAGACTTCCATACCTTCCATCACCTACCGATACAAAATCATTTGGAACTTGTTTGGTGGGTTCTGATTCAAGTGACTTTAGTTGAGATGCCAAAGCTTGGTAATCTCTTTCAAAAGTTCTATTAGTTCCTCTGCCACTCATACTTAGTATCCCGCTTGGCGTTTCGTCACTACGTACATACAACTCACCATACGGAGGACCGTCGCCAGCGTCAGCACCCCCACCAGTAAAACTTACTAATGGATTATTACTAAAGTAATCAAGAGGTTCTCCTATTTTGGGAACTTTAGCACCATACATATTTACAAGTTTTTCTAGTTGCGCTATAATATCTTCTCTATTTGGACCGCTGGAAACACCGCCTTCTCTGCGATAAAGCACAGGACCACCTTCAGCAGCAAGTCTCATCAAGCCACCTGTTTCTTCTGAAAACTGAGAAGGAAGATTTACACCTCTATCTTCTGCTGCTTGACTAAACTGTTCAAGCATATTCTTTTTTTCACCACGCTCCATAAGAGTAGCAAGAGCAATGCCTCCCATAATTTTAAGAGGGTCTACTTCTGGTTGAGAAGCTACAGGAGGAGCTATACTAGAAAGACCAGAAGGAGGCATGGCAGGACCACCCATTGCTGGTGCTGGTTGTGGCATTGCTTGAGGAGCCATTGCAGGGGAGGGGGCAGGAGGCATCATTCCTTGTGCTTGCGGAGGAGGGGGCGGCATACCTTCACTACGTACAGCAGCCATAGTATCAAGGCTCTCAGGCATTCCTTGACCACCCATTGTTTCTTTCATTTCCATCATTTCTCTTAATGCCATTATTTTAACTTCCCATAGTTAGATTGCGGTCCTGTTTGATCTGCAATAAAGTTACTACTATTATACCCTATTTTATTCATTTTGCCAAATTGTTCCTGCGCTTGATCTATTCTAAATCTAGAAGGATCAAGAGCTTGACCAGTATTATAGTTCTTTAACAGGGTACTGTCCTGTATCATTTTCATGTGATCGCCAATTGAGTTCATTAATTTAAATCCTGCCATGATGTTTCTGCTCCAAGACTTACATAGCCTTTAAATTTACCAGAACTTACTGAGTAAGCTATATCGCCTTTCTTGGGTCGTCCTATTTCTGTAACCGTAGTAACAGTAAATATATTAGTAGATGGTCTTGTATCTATCTGAATATCTCTTGTATCTAAATCATTGACCAAAGCAGATGCCCAATTTCTTACTGTGCTATAAGCATCTTCTATTCTATCACTATTAATAACAAAAGGTAAAGTAGGGTATCTTGCCATTATCTTCTACCATCGCCCTGTAGTGCAAGTCGAAGTGATCCCCATCTCCAACTTGTACCATTAGAATCACAAGACACCCTAACTTTAGCTTGCCTTCCTCTACTTCTGAAGTCAACCTTTTGTGTTGCATTTGTAATATCAAATTCTTTTGTAACTTCCTCAGAAGCTTCTGGAAACTGCTGAGTAGTAATCTTCATTTTAATTTTACCACCATTTACCATTTCATAGTCAGGAATAACTCTGTTCATAAACATGATAGCATTGCCATCTGCAATATCAAAATCAGCAGACTCAACAAATGAACTTAGTGTTTCATTATTAGAACCAACAAATACAGAGACAGGCTCATTGTTATAAATATTATTACCTGCCGCTGTGACACCAGTAGTGATGGTATTTCCAAACACTTCTTTGTCAGCAAAAGTAGTAAAAAACATAGTGCCGTATACCCAATAATTATCAACAGGATTGTAGATAACATATTTATCACACTCCGTTCCGTCACCTGAAGGATATAGCCAAATAATTTCGTTAAACTCTGAGTTGGTTCCTGCATATACTTTAGTATAGTAGTTTTGATTAACATCATCAAAAACAAATCTACGAACGGTGCAGGGCAGAGTTTCTACTTGACCACTAAACCTATGAAAGTTACCAAAGCCCATCCAGTATGTCACACCATTAAAGTCAATACCAGCATGAGGTCCAACCATACCACAGTTACTGCCAGCCTGTGTAAATCTAAATGTAAAAGGTGGTCCAACAAAAGCCATTGTCCATAAAGAATTATCTGTCCAAATATTAATAGCATTCTTTGAACGCTTTGCACCTATAATTTTAGTACCATCAGTCAGTACAACCTCACCAGCCGTTGTATCAGCAGCAGGAACCCAATTACTTTTGTCATCTTGATCAGACCATCTAACTAACATAGGATTAAACGTACCACTTACAGTAGCGGTAGCTGAGTATTCGTTAGTTCCAAAAGCAACAAGATGTCTATCATTTGGAGATACTAATATAGAGTTAACACTGATAGGAGAAGTTGTTATAGAGACAGCATGTACTTGACCGGGTATTGTAGAACTATCAACATCCCAATAAAATATATTACTTCCACTGCGATTGGCTACAATATCTTCTCCCCAATTATCCAAACTCCACTGCGTTACATCAAATGGTATTCCTGATGATGCCGCTTCATTCCATGCTCTAGTATTTGAAGCACAAACAGTAGCTTGATAAAGAGCAGCACCATAACCAAAACCAGCAGCCACAACAGAAAAACCTGTAGGTAAATAATATTGAAATGTTGCTGATCCTGTATCACTGCCAGTTGCATTAGCAGCACTGCTTACACTGATAGTAAATACATTAGCACTTGCCACTGATGTTATAGGATAAACATTTCCCTGTAAACTTACGGCATTAAAAGCTGCGGAAGAAGTGAAGAGAACATAGTTACCGACTTTCTGGTTGTGTCCCGCATCGGAACAACAAACTCTTGTACTGCCCGAAGAAGTTCCAAAGCAGTTTGCCAATGTAACGGCAGTAACAATAGGAGTAATGTCATATAACTGATCGCCATCTTGTTCATAAAGTTTATCAGGCGTACCAAAAACAATTCTACTTGTTCCAGAACTATCTGACCATGTAATTAAGTCTCTGGCTGAACCATCAAAAGTAGAAGCCAAAGCTCTGGTTTGATAACCTCTTAAATTTTCAGGACGACCTGCACGAAAACGTACACGATCACCATCAAACCAACTGCCTTCTTCAGCATACTGGGTTGTTTCTCTATTGAAACCTTGTTTAAAATCAAACTTTTTAAGTTCTGTCATTCTATTGTATCCTAGTTATGACTTTATATTACTTACCACGACTATCATAATAACCGTTTGTATTAATATATACTGTACTATCAAAGCTTTGTCTAAAGGCAACTTGACTTGAAGTATTAGTTAGAACAATATGAGTACCAGAAGCCCATGTACCATTAAGATTAGAACTGTTTTCACCAGCATTATTTAAATTAGCAAGAGCAGGAGTAGTATCACCAACATCAGGATTTGTAAGCGTTATGTTAACACTATTGTTTGCATTTAAAACTCTTCCTAACAATCCTAAAATTGCTCGGCACTGCACACCTAAAGGACTAGTTACTGTTTGCAAAACTCTGCTTGTTCCCAAAGCACTACCATTAACATTAGTAACTTGTGTACTCCATATAAACTCATCACCAAACTGAATAAATGAAATAATATCACTACTACCATCAGTAAGAACAGAACCTATACGTCGAAATGCAGAAGCTACTCCTGACGTTCCTACAAGATTAGATGCATTTACAGCCGTATCAAAACCAGCATCAACTCCTCCAGCATCGGTTTCAACTACAAAAACATGATACCAAGTATTTGTTGATAAAGATACACCATCTGCCATACCGCCGTTACCGTCTCCAGATGCCCATGTTGCATCTATTTGTTTGGTCATAGCAGAAGACAATGTTAAATCAGCACCATTTGCATTGTCTCTGGCAGCACCAGCAGCTATGTCAATATCATGTGCTGCATCACTACTATTATTAGAAAGTGTAAGACCACCTAAATAGTTTATTGGCAATCCTGTTGTAAGCCCTGTTAGATTACTACCATCTCCAAACAAAGTAGTTGCTACCATATTTCCTGTAATAGAAACACCAACAGTAGTTGTTACTAATTTTTTAGCATTATCAAAGTATAGTTCAACTGCACCATCTTCAGTACCAGTAAGTATGGTTTCATTAACAGCAGCATTTTTAACAGCAAAGATATTTGACCCAACAATTAAACTACCTGTCCCTGCTTCTTGTATATAACTATTAGAAGCATCGTGATAAATCTGAAGATCACTTCCAGTTCCAATATTTAACTTAGCATTATCAACAAAAAGAGCAGACGTAGAAACATTAAGAGTACTTGTATTTACAGTTCCTGCTGTAATAGTTGTAGCTACTAGATTTGTAAAGGTATTGCTTTTTACAGGATATACTGTTGTTCCATTAGTTACATATAAAGCAGTCTCTGCTGAATTAACTGTAACTCCAGTATGACCAGCTACTCTCATTACTACTGAATCTGTTGTGTCATTATATGATACAGAGTTTCTAACAATATAAGATTTAGAGTTGTTAGGAACAAGGACAACAATATCATCATGGGTGCCACCAACTGTTCCTTTAAATTCAAGTATGGCTGATCTAGCCTGATCACCAGCACCCTGAACATTAGTTAAAGTTACAGTTGCAGCACTGCCAAGAGATACAGTAGTGTACCCAGCAATGGCATCATCAACAAGACTAATAACTCCATCATTAAGAATAGCTCCCCAACTATTTGGGTTCTCTCCATCTCCTTGCTTTGTTAAGCGGAGATTTGTTGTATATGTACTTGCCATTATGCTGCCTTTCCTTTAGCTTCTTTTCTACATTCAGCTTCTAATATATGAGATGTAGGTGTTTGTTGTGCTATGCCTTTTATTAAATCTTCATATGCAATACAGTGTTTTCTTTCTAAGAATGGACCAGTAACTGATTGCTCTATTATAGGCTCTCCTGTTGGTAACATTGAAAGAACTATAATTGAAAAAAAATAATACATTATTCTCCTAACACCGGCCAATCATAAAGAATACCCGATTTAGTTACACTGCCATCATCGTTAGGTGTACGAGTTACAAACAAGGCTGCAACTGCATCTGTATCTGCTGCATTGTCAATTGCTGTTTCCATCTCTGTAGCTTTAGTTCTGATAGCTGCTCTCCATGTTGCAATGTTACTTGGTATTGCAGTATCATTATCAGCTTTACGAACAACAACCCAATCAGTTTGACTTAGTAAAGAACCTTGTTGTGCTTTAACTTCTTGTTTAAGATTATATTTAACACCACGGGTAACAACTTGATTACCATCCTCATCTAAAAGAGCATTACCATCTGCATCTACTTCATTAACATCTACAAGAGACTTAGCAGTAGATGTAATAGTACCATCAGAGTTTTGTCCCCAATTGTATAGACGACTATCAGGTGGTGTTTCTTCTGCTATCTCAACAACACCAGCAGCAACCTTTTCTGAGGCAGACCAGATATGCCAGTTAGCAGGATTCTGAACACCATTGTCAGCAGTCCATGCTTTACCAACTCTAATCGTTCTGCCGTTATGTTTCCACATTACTTTATTCTCCTATCTTGCTGTAGCTGGTGCAATATCTTCACCCCCGAAAGGGTTTTCTGCGAATGCTATATAGATGTATGGTGAACCAGATGCATTCATTCCGCCGTTGGCCTGTCGCAACTTAAATCCATTACTCAAAAAATCTAAATTGTTATCACTTGTTAGTATGCTTTCTACGTTGCCGGTGTTTGGTTCTAATTTGTGATTAGCGACATTAAACGGGTCACGTTCCGTATCATACGTTTGCCATTCTTGAGCAGAATTAGTTCTTTTTAGTATGACAAAGGCAGGTTTGAATCCGGTGTACACAAATGGCCCACCTGTCGATCCATTGCCGGTGTAAGCCCCGATAGAACTATAGTCGTCTACTTCTGCAAAACAGTAAGCGATATGAGTTTGTGTTTTATTAACACCGTCGCTTGTGCCTATGCTAAACACAGACGAAGTTGGTGCGGTGTCATTCCAAATTGTTGAGCTAGTTTGTTCTGCGTTGGTAAGATTTAAGAAAAGGTTTTTTGTCCAGCCTAAAGAACCATGTCCCACAACCCAACTTTCGGTAGCATCAACATCTTTTATGATAATCATTTTAGGCGCAACACCTAGACCGTGGCCTATAGTGGCATTTGATTTTGTTCCTTCGTAAGTAACAATGCTAAAGCCACTTGTAGTATCGGCTGATACTGTAGAAGTTATACTTCCATCCGTGTTGCTGCTGCCGCTTCCCGCAGCCTTCCACTGCCAGCCGACAAAAGTTTCGCCGCTTGCATTAATTGGTCCGTTCACGTTGACGGTAAACCCATCGCTATCAAATGAATTTACCCAACCGCCACCAGTTGCGCCTTGTGGGTTAGCCAAATCAGAATAAATTACAAAATTGCCCCGCACCTGATCTTGAAGCACGTTATTAGTCGTAGCACTTCGACTTTTAATCCAGACCAGCGAAGGCTCAAAAGTTGAATTTCCGGTCTGATCAATTTCGTGACTGCCGCCGCCGTCGCCAGTATAGATCGTCGCCTGAAAATACTTTGACCCATCAGAGATTGTTGGTGTGGGAAGGTTGGCGGTAGATAATGCTTTGAAGCCACTCGGCGGCGTATATTCTAGTGAAGCCTCTGCAAAATTAAATTGCATATTTGTAACTGTGCTACCGTCCTGTATCCATAACTTATACTGGACATCTGTAAGTCCAGTAATCTGACTGCCAGATGCACTGTTGTTCACGTACAAATCCAACGTCAAATTATCTGCATCGAATGCTAACGCAATCACATCACCATCACTAACCGCCGTTCCTGATGAAGTATTTGAGTTATCTTTCTGTAGCTGTCCACCCCGCTGTTGCCCTGCGCTAGTAGCTGCATGATCGGAGAAACTTGCTGAATACGGTACTGACGCATCGCAGATGCCAAAGAAATGTGCGCCAGTGGTTCCAGTATTGATGTCAATACAGTCAATCTCGACATACCATTTGCCAGTTTTTGGGAAGGCAGGGGCATGGGTATTTGTGCTACTGCCTCCTTTATTTTGCAGATTACCATTTGCTAGTGTCGAACCACTATCCAAAGGATTTAGTGTCCAATGGTTTAGGGTTGGCGTATCCGGCATCTGATCCGTCGCTGCCAAGCCACTGCTGGTAAAGTCGTTGCCGTTGCCGCTACTGTCGTCACCAAGTGCAGAGCTATCTTGCCCTTTTAGGTAAAACCCATTAGTGCCATAAGCACCGCTGTACTTCGTGGGTATCCAAACGCCATCGTCGTTTGTTTCGCCAAAACTTGCAGGAGTTAAAGCTTGGCCGTCGATCATATTTATTTCAGCCATATACCCATCGTATTCGACCGGAGTGCCGGAAGCATCTGCGCCAACTCTTGTCCTTTGCCCGTTCGCATTTACTAAGCTTAAATTGTTTGGTACTCCGCTTGTTGAATCAAGCGTCAGGCGAGAGCTATTCAGATACATAATTAAAGTATCATTTGCAGTTCCATTTGCAGCATCATAGACAAGAACTATATGATACCATGAAGAAGGATCACGCAGCTTTGCTGTGGCTCGTATCTGCGTCCAGCCGCCGGTATAGATGTCAAATTTCAGAGAGTCGTTATTGCTGCTATCACCAGTGGCAGAGCCAGCAGTAAAAATAAAATCACTCCGGCCCGATGTTGTTCCAGAACCACCGCTCAAAAGACCACAGTTTGTTCCTCCGGTAATTGCACCACGTTTTATCCAGACGGAATAAGTAAATTTCTTTGTGTCTGTTTGTGCGGCATCATTGTCTCTGTATAGATATGCAGCATCGTCGTCGTTAAAACGAATAGACTGCTTGATTTCATAGCCACTTACCTGACCACCAGCACCCATTAAAAGATTATTACTAAATACCATTCTTATTAATTCTAACTATAAGCTTGTGTCATAACTGCTTGAATATTCTCAGCAGTGTTATCAGTAGAAATAGATACAACAATATAATCCAGTCTATCCATTGCATTGTCAGCAGTTGAAAATGTTGGGGCTGTGCCGCCAATAAAGTTCCAACAGGCATTATAAGCAACCGTACCAGAACCACCATCCTGCATAAGCAGAATACTACCAACCTGTCCTACCCTTGCATTGGTAGGTCGTGCCAGTGTATGTGCAGCAGTAACAGAGGTAAAGAAGTTCTGTGCTATACCAAAGTTTAGGGATACAGATGTTACACCATTGATTGCAGTGGTATGTACAGCAGCAGCCGCTGATTCAGTTAGTTGTAGTTGTCCCTCCAGTGACGTATTGCCAGACACTCGTACAGTACCAAGAAAGCCAGCATTGCCAGCAGCAGTTACTGTGCTAAGAAGATTAGTTGCCCCACCAACACTAAGTGTAGAGTTAAGACTTACTGCACCAGCTATTGTAACTGTACTGGCAAAGTTAGCTGCTCCACCAACACTAAGAGTTGATGCAAGCGATACAGCACCACCAACAGTAACTGTTCCGCCAAAGTTTGAGTTACCTGATACAGATACATCATCTTCAAACTCTGCCTTACCTGTGGTTATTAGTGTACCACCAATAGAAGTATTACCAGCTATATCTACTGCACCTGATACTGAAACTGCATCTTCAAAGATTGCTGCCCCGGCTACTGTAACTGTAGATGCAAAGTGTGCTGCTCCTCCTACTGAAAGAGTTGATGCTAGTGATACCGCACCACCTATTGTTACAGTGCCACCTATGTTTACATTACCTGAAACTGAGACACTATCTTTAAATGTACCAGCACCTACTACGGTAACAGTACTTCCCAGATTAGTTGCTCCTCCTACTGATAGTGTAGAAGCCAGAGACACTGCTCCACCTATCGTTACAGTTCCGCCTATATTAACATTACCTGATACAGATACACTATCTTTAAATGTACCAGCACCCACTACAGTAACAGTGCTTGCTAGATTAGTTGCTCCTCCTACACTAAGAGTAGATGCAAGAGATACTGCACCTGTAACGCTGAGTGTACCACCAATAGATACATTACCGCCAACGGCCAAGTCACCACTAACAGATACATCTCCATCATAAGTAATTCCTCCAGCAGCAAAGAGTGTTCCACCAACTGAAACATTGCCACCTACATCCAGATTACCGCTTACAGACACACTGTCTTCAAAGATGGCTTTCCCGGCCACTGTGACGGTACTGGCAAGATGGGTAGCCCCACCTACCGAAAGAGTAGAGTTAAGGCTCACAGCCCCTGCTATGGTCACTGTAGAGGCAAAGTTTGCTGCACCTCCAACACTAAGAGTTGATGCAAGGCTGACTGCCCCACCTACAGTTACCGTACCACCAAGATTTGTATTACCACTTACTGATACGTCATCATCAAATGTAGCAGCACCAACGACTGTTACAGTACCACCTACAAATAAGTTACCACCAATCGTAGCATTGTTAACAGAAATATTTCCACTTATATCTGCTGAAATACCTGTTAAATTAGAACCATCTCCATAGTAAGCACTTGCACATACTCTTGCATTTTCTGCTTGAACATTAGTACCAGCAATAGTTACTGTACCAATAACATTTAAAGTACCGCTTACTGATACATTACCACCAGCATTTATAAATCCTGATACAGAGATGTTTGTGGCAATACCAAGTTCAGCTTCCACGTTTGTGAGATTAGAACCATCACCATAATAGTATGCAGCCGTTACATTACCAACTACATTTATATTTCCGCTTACTGATACATCATCAGCAAAGTTTGCAATGCCTCCTACACAAACAGAAGAAGCAACATCCAAACGTCCACTAACTGATACATCATTATCAAACTCTGTTTTAGAGGTAAAGGTAGCTGCACCAGCTACATTAAACGTACCACCAACTGTTACGTTATTTTTCAGGGCTGCTACATTTTCTACTGTAACTGTAGATTTAAAAGTAGCTGCACCAACAGCAGTTACCGTGCTTTGGAATTGTGCTGCACCAACTACAGTCACCGTACTGGCAAACTGAGCAGCCCCTGCAACGGACAGACTTGACTGTAGGTGTGCCGCACCAGCAACTGTGGCAGTACCGCCTACATAAAGATTACCACCTACCGTAGCATTATTTACTGATATGTTACCAGCAATCGTTGCAGTTACACCACTAAGATTTGAACCATCACCATAGAAAGCACTGGCACATACTTTGTCATCTACATGAAGATTTCCATCCAGAGATACCAGACCATCTACACCCAATGCGCCAGTAATCTGTACTGCATTGGTAGCTACCTTCAGAGCAGTATTAGTTCCATCACCTGTCTGCACCGCTTTTAGGGAAGTATTTACACCTGTATTGCTAGTTGAAGAACTAACAAGTATAATCTGTTTATATGTATTTGATATTAGTTGACTTGTTAAATCGCTCATATTAGATTCCAATACTTATCTGTTGATCCCCAAGCTGTGCTGGCCTGACTCCATGTAAGATTACGCCCACCTGTATCGGGACGAGGATTAAGAATAGCTGGATTATCTCTTACATCAGGCACATGATTTTGAGGATGGTTCTTCAAATCAAACTGTCCTTCAAAGTCTTCGGGACATACCAGCATCCCATAACTGTTCATTCTCATATTACGATGCGGATATACAAATCCACATACATCGCACATAGCCAGTGCGTTTTTAGTACTTGCCATTAGATATACCTTAGTCTTGGCACAACACGCATTGAAGCTCTTTCCCTGTCCTCCTGCATAGCTCTGGCAAGACACTCTTCATAGTTTGACTTTAGCATTTGTATACGACCAGCATCTACACCAAATCGTTTCATTGACATATAGTAAGACAGTCCCGCAGTAAGGCAGGGTAAAAATCTTTTAGGAACATCAGCATTCTGATCTGCCGATTTGTTTACATCGGTAAGTTCACTGAATACCTCAATCTTTAAAATATCTGTAGAGTTCTCAGGAATAGGCCATACAGACATAACAGGATTGTCCCTGCCCCTTCTGATTGAATACTGAGATGATCTTCCAGTTTGTGTTTTATTAGGAATAAGCAAAAACTCTTCAGGTGTTATACGTTCTAATTTAATATCTGTATTATCTCTGTTAAGCACAACTTCAAGAGCATCTATAGTAGAAGAAGATAGATCATAAGAAGTAGTACTTGCAGTTACAGTAAGAGATGATACACTTGTAGTCCATAATAGTATACCACGGTTTTGCCAATCTCGCAACATTAAATTTATAGATCGACGTGCAGAAGCAGGTTCGTGACCAAGAGTATCTTCACCCCCAATCATCTCCATTGCTTCTTGTATAACCTCGTCTATGTCAAGGTTAAAGTCATATGTTCCTGATACTGCCATTACGTTCTATACCTTTTAGTTTTAGCCGCTATTCTTTTTGGCTGCTTCACGAACTGCTTCCCGGCAGCAGTCCCTTTTCTCTTTGCTCTGGTGGTCGCTGCATATTCCTTTGACGACAGGGACTTGATTGCTTTCTCCGGTAGATAACGCTCCCCGGTTTTGCTGGAGGGTTTGCCTGACTTCGTGCGCCATTTTTGTTTGCTCCACTTCGAAAGTTTATTAGTAGACTTTTTCTTACCGCTGTATGATCCACCAGAATCTTTGTAATACTTAACAGCAAGCTGCATAGCTCTGGCAGAGTGCTTACCGCCCATCTTACGCTTTGCTCTGGCCTTTGCCGCTGCCCACTTCTTTGGGTCACGTTTAGTGGCTGTGCCGCCTTTCTTACGTTTAATCATTATCGACCTACTTTTTTCATAGCTTTCTTATGAGCAGCCCCAAAAGTTTTTCCTTTTCTCATTGCCGTTTTCATACTAGTCATATGTTTTTTAGTATGATGTTTAGAATGTTTTTTAAGTGTAGTCTTTTGTCTATTTGTAAGTTTTTTAGGTGCCATTAACATCTCCATCTTTTACGAGCTTGTCTTAGTCTGCTATTAGGATTCTTAGCAGCTTTCGGAAACTTCTTCATTTGTCCAGCAGACCTAGCGCAATATGACTTACGCCTTGCTGCACGTTTGCCTGTAGGTTTCTTTTCGGTTACAGCAGTCTTTAGCTTAGAGCCGGGATTCTGCCTACGATATTTAGCCACACCCTTCTTAGTCATGCCAGCACCTGACTTGGTGGGACGCTTCATGCCCCGACCAATAGTCATGCCCTTCATGTTACTGGGTTTTCTTTTTTGCTTTACTGCCATATGTATACCTAAATTTTTTTCCTATATAGTTACAAAGACTATTTATATATTCATTAAAATCTTTATAGTCTTCTTTATTAGGTCTAGTACCTGAATTATCTATTAAAGTAGGATCGTCATAACCTTCCTGAACAGACTTATTGTATCTAATAATAAATTCTTTAGTAACCACGAAGAGCCTTACCGTAGCCTCGTACTTGTCCTCCCATACGACGCCTTACTTTACCACCATACTTTTTAATCTCAAAGCCACTTGAAATTAGTTCTTCAAGTTCTTTACCAGTAGGCATCATCTCACGACCTCTGCCGCCCATGCCCATCTCTTCGCCTACCATACTGGCAGGAGGAGCATACTCTCCTCTGCGGCGTTGTCCTGTTCTCTTCTGACGTTTATATGTTTCAGAAGACATTTCGTTTTTCTTAGGTGTAGGTACTTTGGAAAGCAATGGACCTTGTTCTACTTCTTGTCCTGTAGGACCAGTGGCACGTCGTCTGGGAAGAATGTCTGATCCTAATTCATCTTCTTTCATTTCTTTTTTTTGCTGCGCTATAAGACCTTGCAGTTCTTTATTATCTTTGGAACTACGTTTTACTTTGGCTGGCTTTTTCTTTTTCTTTGGCTTGTTAGCATCTTTAGCTTCTTTAATAAATCTTTTCTGTTGAGCATCTGAAAGTTTTTTAAAGTCAGTAAGCTTCATCTTAGCTTCTTTAGCACCCATCTTCTGTTCAGGCGTGGCGGCTTTAACACCTCTGGCTTTACGCTTCCGGCCCGGTTTAGAAGTGGGTTTGCTTGTCCCTGTAACTGCATCTATAAATGCTTTACCTATTTTAGCTCTTGCCATCTTAATCTCCTCAATACATTTTATTAGAATAAGTGGCTTTACCGTAACCACGTTTAGCTGCTCCTACACCACGAACAACTCTTTTCTTTTTCTTAGTTTTTTTCTTTATCTGTCCGCCTTCTTTAAAAATATCCACTCCGAAAGCACCTAAAATATCATCAGGATCAAAAAGTATTTTTCCTATATTTCCTTCTGCAATACCAGACCCACTTCCAAACGGTCCCGGCTCTCCTGTAATTCCTTGAAAAAGAGCATTGCCAGCACCTAAAAATTGACCAACAACAGGAATCTGACCAACAACACTTCTCCCTACACCACCGGCAAGGTCTTTTCGTTTCTTTTTCTTCTTCTTCTCTTCTTTTGGAGCAAGGTCTGAAGTAACAGTTTTTCTTAATGATTTATTACTCATGACTAAAGACTATCCATTAATACATTTTATTAGAATAAGTGGCTTTACCGTAACCACGTTTAGCTGCTCCTACACCACGAACAACTCTTTTCTTTTTCTTAGTTTTCTTTTTTATCTGACCGCCTTCTTTAAAACCTACTGCCGGTGCGCCAGCAAATCCAGATGCAAAAGTACTTCCACCAGCAGCACTGGCACCACCCGTCAGATAACCCATTCCTATTTTAGCAGCTATGGGAAGTATTGTTTTAAGAAAACCACCGCCACCGCCACCGCCGCCGCCACTCTGTACCTGTTGGCGTATTACACTAATGTTATCACCGGGAACTGGAGAGCCTACTTCTTCCGCATCTTCTTCTTCTTCATATTCTTCCAGAAGTTCTTCAAAAAGACTTACATCATCTTTATAGTCTTTAGCCATATTACGATCCTCTTAATTCAGAGCGTTGTCCACGAAGTGCTGCACGTTTTTTAACAGTGGTTTTTTTCTTACCTATTTTACCACCCTTACTTTTTCCAAAAAGTCCTTTAACAAGTCCAATAGATGTTAATCCTTTTGGACCCATCGCTCCAACAACAGCAGGTAAAAGTCCCATGCCTGATCCTAAGTTATCAAAAAGCTCATCTCTTTCACTTTTCTTTTCTTCTTCTTTTGGTTTATCTAAATCAGAAGTAACAGTCTTTCTTAATTTTTTATTACTCATGTTACGATCCTCTCAGTTCAGAGCGTTGCCCTCTAAGTGCTGCACGTTTTCTTTTACCAGCCTTTTTAAGACGACCGCCCTTTTTAAAAACACTATAACCGGCTCCTTCATATAACGGACCAAAACTAACATCAGCAGGTCCATCACCTATTGGATTACCATAACCAGAAACATAATCTTCTAGCTCTTGTACTTCACTACCTGTTGGTATATCTATATCTTTGTCTTTAAAAAGATCAGTAACACCTTTCATAATTGCAGCACTATTATCTTCTCTTTTTCTAGCAGAAGGAATAGAAGCTCTTGGTGCTGAAGGCATTCTATGTCCTTCAACAGACTTTCTTTTTTTACCAGCCCGTTCTCTATCTTTAGATTTCTGTGCTTTTATTTTAGCTTTAAAGTCAACCATATTAGTTACCTCTAAGTTCTGCGCCAAAGCCTCTCTTGGCTGCACGTTTACGACCAGCAGGTTTTTTAGCCACAGTCTTCTTACGCATGGGCGGCTTCTTTGCAACAGCTTTCTTACGCACAACAGGCTTCTTCTTTGCAGCAACCTTTTTCTTTTTAGGTGCAGCTTTCTTACGAGCAACACGCTTCTTCTTTTTTAAGCGGCCACCCTTCTTTTCACTGTACATACCTTCTTCAGGAAACATTCCTTCCTGAGTACTGTCAATTTCAATAATACCAAAAGGAGTCATCACATTAGATTTGCGAGGTGTCATGTCTTCAATAAAATACTCACGAAGAGTTTCATAACCTTTATTACCAGCCATCTTACCACGACCACCACTGGATACATAATCGGCTTGCGTATTTTCTCTTATAGGAGTATCGCTTCCTCTTGGAGTGTCTCTCATAGCTCTAAATTGGTCTTCAGTAGGAATCGTACCGGGATCAGTATAAGAAAACTGTGCTTCAGTAATTTCTGGAGAGGAAGGACCAATTCTCATATCTCCTCTTGGTACACGACTTACACCACGTTGAAGATCAGGATCAACATTAGGAGGACGCATCGTACCCCTATTACCTGTGGTTCTATTAAAAGGTAAAGCTATATCGTCTGCTCTACGTTGAAGAGGGGGTGATCCTATAAACGCTCCTCCACGTTGAGGTGTTCTTTCAAAGTCTGAAGGAGTACGTTCTCTTTGTAGTGCCTTATTAAGAGCGGCTCGTTGTGGTTCTGAATACTTAGCATATGCGCCTTGATCTAAAGCTCTACCTGCAACGTCTTCATCTAGTGGGAGAGAGTCTTCCATTAATTGTTGAAGAGCCGCTCTACGACCTGCTTCCGCCTTTCTTGAAGCAGCTTCACGTTGAAGAGAAGTATTCCGTCTCTTTACTTTAGATGCAGAAGCTTTTGCTTTAGCTGTAGTCTTACCCTTAGAACCCAATTCAATTTGAATACGTTTTAATTTTCTTTTATCAGCGTCAGTAGCACTACCACTACGCACCTTACGCTGCAAAGCTTTTCTTTGATCGGTAAGTTGTTTTTTAGTTGCCATGTTTTTTCCTCCAAGTTGCTTGCCAACTTTGGTAATATAATCTCTGGTTTCTTTGGGAAGATCGCTTTTATTTCTACCAGAAGCTATCCATTTGTTAGCATTTCCCGGTCCATAGTTATAGGCAACAAGTGTAGCCTCAAGATCACCACCATAGTTTTTAAGCAATGCCATAGCATAGTCTTTACCAACTCTGGTATACTCTTCTTCGCTTTCATCACGAGCAGGTTTAACTCTGTATCCCGGTTGCCGTGCCGTTGCTGGCATAACCTGCATACGACCTCTGGCACCTTTAGGACTAACAGCGTCTCTGCGTCCTCCGCTTTCAACCTGTTCAATAGCTTTTAAGAGTTGATCTCTTGCAACCATGATTAGTCTTCTACTTTAAAAGCTTTGCCCTGTTCGTAGTCTTCGTCAACTACAACATCCTTTGGCGGTCCCTTTACAGCCGGTCCCTTACGTGCAGCACCATAGCCCTGTCCAGTAGGACGGCCTACAATTTCATCCAGATTATGTGGCCGTTTAATAAGTGTATGCGGTCCCATCTAACTTCTCCTTTTACGTTTCTTTCTACGTGCCTCGCTAAGTGCGATGGCAACTGCTTGTTTCTTACTCTTAACTTTTCTACCGGAACTACTTTTAAGTTTGCCCCGCTTATACTCGCCCATTACTTTTTTAACTTTACCGGGACGAGTGATTTGTTTTCCTATAGAGGAACGGTTAGTCATAATAAGCGGCTACGAAACTGTCACCATCATTAGCAGAAACAGTCTTGCCACCATACTTACGTTTGTAAACTTTACCGCCGCCCATCTTTTTCTTTACAGGTTTCTTAGATTGAGCTTTTGCTGACAAGCTTTTGGGAACACTGGTACGATCTTCACCCATTGATTTACTAACTTTGCCACCTTTAGACATCTTACCTACACCATCAGCAGCATAGAACGGAACTTTTTTACCATTCTTTTCTACCATCTTTAGTGGACCGCCGACAGACATTTTCTTTTTCATGTAGCCGCCACCTTTTTTAGGCATTGCCTTACGCCTACCTGCATTCATATTTGCTTTTTTAATTTGATTAGGAGTAGGATTAAAGCCTTCTACAATCTCCCCTGTTTGCATAAAGTGTCCAGCAGGGTCTTTAATTTTACCTCTATTTTTTTCAGCAGTAGCTCGTCTAGTTTTAGCAGCAGAACTTCTTGCTTTATCTGTAGCAACTTCATCGTTTCTATTCATTTGTGCAAGCTTACGCTTTGCTTTCTTTACTGCTTCTTTATCATCACTTTCTCTTATAAATTTAGAAAGTCTTGCTTTTTCTTTACCAGCTTCAGAACTGCTTTTATTGCCATCACCAACAGTCCCACGAACCATACGACCACCACGGGATTCTACTTTACCAGCACCACCCTTATTAACAAAGTCTGCTGCATCGTCTTCAACTCTTGTAGAAACATTTTGATTCTGTGGAGCAGGAGCAGAACCTTTTTGAAACTTGCCACGACCACGACCCTTTTCATCATCAATAGGTTTTGATGTTGGTTTTTTGTTGCTTTTCTGTGGTATATTGCCGCCCGGTGTACCAGATTGTTTGGATGGCGATTTTCCCCTACCCTTTAATCTTCTAGTAACTTCTTTTGGATTTAGAATTTTACGTACAAACCTTGCCATTTATATTCTCCTTATGATCCTGCTTGAGTAATTGTATTAGGACCGCCAGCAGGAGAAGCTGCAACTTCCATGTCGTCCTGTCTAGTTCTGCGAGCCTGATTACGGAGGGTTTGAATTGCGTTTTGATATTCTGTTTGCCATACCTGAAGAGTTTCCCAATCCTTCATGTACATGGTAGCTTCTATAAGGCAACCATAAAATAAGGCATCGTAACAGTATTCACTAAAGTAGTTACTGGTTGTAACACTTGTGCCTGTTGCCGATGCCAATGCAAGCGGTTGTGATGCCGTTTGTATTTCAACAGTGGTTGCTGAAACTGGTGTAGGTACTATCTTAATGCTTGAGTTAGTACGCCGTGAATAATATCTGGGGGTGCCTGTGGATGCACTTACAGGCCAGTAATCATTTGCATACTCAACAGTTCGTTGCAGCAAATTGGTTACAGTGGTTCCTGTACTTACAGTATAGTTTACGTTACGAACAATACGTACACGATCATTCAGCGGAACGGCACCTGCATTCCCTGATGAAACTGAAACGGTTGTGTATTCATCCAAACCCACATCATCAATATCTTTTGTGATGCGAAATTCTGCTTTGGTAATGAAAAAGGGAATCTGCGTTGCAAACTCCGTTGAGTCGTTTTCAGTCGTATTAATTAAATCTGATTTTAAATATGCGTAGTCAGGCATGACTAGCCAAGCATAGCAGTTAGAACGCAACCATCAGTGGGACCAGAAATACTGACCACACCGTAAACCGCAACACCCATGTCTCCGATATAAATATCCGAAGCTTCGTTGGCTGCTACCTGAAACTTAATAGCTGTACCTTCGGCAGTCTTATTTGTAATCTGACGTTGACCTTTGATCGAATAGGAACCAGCCGCTGTTGCCAATGCATGAATAGCTACAATGCGTGTCGTGCTTGGAATGTTAGCATCAGCAGTTCCGTTGCTTCCAACAGTTGTGTCAGTATCTACATATTTAAGAACAGCATCTCCAGTTGCTATTGCAACTTTAATATTTGAAGCCATAATCTCTCCTTTACGTAAAGCAGTAGGAGAGTGATCCGAAGACCACTCCCCCACATACTCTATTAACCGGCACTACCGAAGTAGCCACGCCAATCCGAAACACCGAAGCTATAACGCTCCCGTGCCTTGAACCGAAGATTACCCGTATCAAAGTCCGGCTCCATCTTCGTCTGAAGCGGCGAACGGACGAACATCTTCGCACCATTCGGAACATCAGTCTTGATGAAGTAGGCATCAGTGTCGGTAAGCCGACGATTGATAAAGTAGCCTTCAGGAACCATACCCATGTGACGGGTGGCATTGATGGCGTTCGTATTCGGGTTAGCCTGTGCAGCACTCGTCTGAGTGTTACCCGGCGATGAAAGAATACGATCCGCAATCGCCCACGAATCAACAGGGACATGCAGAGAAACAGCACTGCCGCCAATCAGAATGCCACGATCATCTTTGAGCTTCTGAATGCTGGTAAGCGCAGTTTCAAGGGTTGCTTCCGTAAGGTCAGCAGCCGCCAGAAGGTTGGACTGATTACCATCGGAAATGGTCGGATGAGCAGCCGAGAAGAACGCAGCACCGTCACCAATGGTATCAGAGAAACCATTGTTGAAAATGTTAGCGGCTTTAACCTGCTTGGTGTTTGCCATCGCACGGGCAAGACCTCTGGCACGAAGCTTCGCAAACGTGTCATACAGGTTATCTTCCATAGCTTCTTCCGTAACAGCAAAGGCAAGCGCAACGGTTTCCGCAGTATAACGGGCCGTGTAGCTTTCCTGTGCATCGTCATAAGAAACCGCAGCACCCTCGCCTTTAGTCGGCGCAGTGCCAAAGCCAGTGAAGAGGACTTCTTCTTCAAAAGCTCTATCCGAGTTCTCTACTTCAAAGAGAGGTTCGTGTTCGTTATTGACCTCTCCATACTCCAAACCAAATACGGCGTTAAGACCGGGAAGGAGTTCTTTGCTAATACTAGCTCTATTAATAGCCATAATAAATCCTCCCTATTAAGCCGTAGATGCCGTGGCCGTTACATAACGATCACGATGTTGGTTGATCCATACTTCCACAATCGGATAAGCATCGGAATCCTTTTCGTCAGGATACTGAGCTTTACCAATAACACGTACAGCAGCAGTAGCTTCCGTACCGGACGCACCATCAAGGTAGTAACTGGACTGACCTGTGGCGGTGTTACCGGAAGAAGCAGTGGAGCTTACGGTTACATTGTAGTTTTTGACAATAGCCAACTCAGCCGCTGAAAGCGACAGAGAAGCCTGAATGTAATACGTCTGATCGGGATCAGTGATTACAAAGAATTTAATGTCCGTGGCTGACACTCCACCCGGCCAATACCGGGAGAATTTCTGTTCGCCATTTTCAACATACTGACAACCCATGAAAACACCGGAGGATTTCAGGGTAGCAGCAATGTAAGGTGAGATCGTTGCAAAGTTTGCACCCGGAAGAACAACCGGATCACCAGTGAAAATGCTATTGGACGGTGACTGCGCCTGACCCGTTGAGGTAAGCGTAATCATGTCCGTGACGGCTTCGTTATTGTAGCCACCGCCTTTTTTGCGAGCAGGAATGAAACCACGAAATGCTTTAGTAGTAGACATGTTTCATCTCCTTAATTATGGGAAAGCTAGTCCTGAAAGGACGGTTGTCTTCCCCGTGTTGTAACTGAACGGCTAGAGTTTGTGATAGGCATACGAGAGTCAGAGTTTTTCATCAACTGTGCATTAACTGCATCCATCTGATCATTAGCTTTCGTCTCATAGAACCTTCTCTTAGCCTTAACTTTACCGGCTGGCATTTTGGCTAACGCCAAATCCCCACGACAGACTGCACCTTGATACCGGCCTTCATCCCTCACGGCAGATGAAATTGCAAGTTCGGGAACTTCATCGGGGGAAACAAGTACCCACCCCTCCTGAAGTCTTTTCCCAACATTGAGTACATCATCGACACCTCTGACAGATATACGAATCCACCGATAAGCCATACCTTCAGCATCAAACCGGGCTTTCACCGAGTCAGGTACTTCCAGTGCATTAGGCTCTTCAAAGGTCCACTGATCTTCTCTCATGTTGTTCTCACGAACATCGCTACTACGTGATTCATTTCGTGTATTCATTTTAGTCCTCCACGTCTCTAATTAATATCAGTATATTCGCCGTCGGCATTCGTTACCTTCAGCTTTTCGGCGGCATACTTTTCAAGTGGGATACCCCATTTGTTAGCAAGATTTACGTCTTCTTTCGAAAGCTTAATCTTCCTACCAGAGTTCGGAGACGAGCGTGAAGCCCCCGATACCACTTGAGCAGGTTTGTTCGTGTTTTCCTGCACACGTTCCTGAACTTCTCCAAACTTGTGTGGAAAAGCTTCTTGAATCCTGTTGTTAACTTCGTCATAAAAGTCTTCATCATCTGGATCATATCCTTGCTCCTTTAGATCGGCATCAATTGCCAAAGCAGCGGCAGTCATAACTTTGTCCTGACCAAACCACTCATTGTTACCTGCCCATTCTTCTGCACGTCTATCTCTGCGTCTTGGTGCAGGGGCCGGTGCTTCTTGCTGAACAGGCTCAGAATATTCTTCAGAGTAACGAGACTTTACTGAAGTTACGTTCTTTAAATCTGATTGGGCATCATTAAGCATTTCCTGTGCTTGAAGTACCCGTTCCTTGTTACCTTCTTCAAATGCTTCTAGATAAGCCTGACGAGCTAAGTCAATCTTATCTGTTAGCTGCTTCTCAGATGCTTCAAGACTATTCTTACTTACATTAAAAACTTCTTCTTCTTTTTGCTTCAATGTTTCAGAAAGTTTTTTATTAGTTTCTAGTAGCTGTTCAACTTCTTCTTCACGTTCTTTACGTTGACGAATAAGCTGCCGTATTCTTTTCTCCGCACCTTTGGTTTCAATACCTTCCAGTTCAGGAGCTTGTTCTTTAACTTCTTCTTTAACTTCATCTTTAGCTTCCAGTACAGGCTGCTCTTCTTTAACTTCTTCAGGTGCATCCTGTTCAATTTCAATTTCAATCTTATCTTCTTCTGGAACTTCAACATCGTTCCAGCCATCTTGTTCTGACATTATACTCTCCGTTGCTAACGATACAAACGATTTACGTTATTAATATTATACCACACTATACTACTTTTCCCAAATCATCCAGACCCCTTTCCTAAATTAAATGTTGGATCAAGGTCTTTTGGGTCTTCTACTTTCATAATAACCTGATCATCAAACAAAAGAATAAGTCTAACTCCCTTGTAAAACAACTTGGTTCCTGCGTGTTTACCATAGCATACATAGTCACCTACGCTACACCAAGCTCCAGCAGGAAACTTATCTTTATCCATATAGGCCAAGTCTCCCATTGAAAGAACCTGTGCTACTGTGGTTAGATAAGCCATATCGTCTTTGGTAGAATCAGGCAGTAGGATACCGCCTTTGGTTACGCTTTTTACCGAGACAGGGCGAACCAAAACATGAAAGCCCGGTATGTTCGGTAATGGTGAGGGATCAGGAACTTCTTCTACATCGGTAATCCAAAGATCGTTTTTGATCGCACCACCCATACTCACTTGTTGCATCTCTCTAGTCATCCTCCATATACATACGTTTTTTTACTATGTCTGTTAAGTTATCTCTGGCCCATTCAAGACTTGAAATAGACCCTACTATTTGTCGGTAATGCGAGTAATCTTCCGCAGAGCCGTTTGATAATGTAAGTCTTAGGTTATTTATTTCTTCATTAAACCCATTAACTACTTCATCCCAAATATTCATCTACTTCTTTTTAGAACCCTTCTTGCTATCAGAAGCCTTCCAAGAGAAGTCATCCCATTCATTAAGCGCACTGCGAACATTGCGACCACCTGTAATATCCTGTGCATATGCATCGCCAAAACTTTTACCAGTATCCTTTACATGTTCAGGATACCCCTTACCTTTAGTCATCATAATTATTCTCCTTTTGAGATACTGCTAATTGTGTTAAAGCTTCAAGAGCTTTCTCTTCCATATCTTTGTCATCTTTCATTCTTGCCTCTAACATATCTTTAATTGTCTGGGCAACTTCTTTTTCATTTGCTGCTGTTACTTTAAAATCTTCAAGGTCCAGCTTTCCTTCAATATCCAGTTCCTTGATACGTTCTTTAGCTTCACGATCAAGTTGTGACTTTTCTTCCTTCATGCTGTTAGCGGCATTAGTCTTGATAAGATCAATGATCTGGTCAGCTTCTTCAAGTTTAAGTTTCTTGGTCTTGAGTTCCATCTCTGCTGCCTGAACCATAGTATCAGATTGTAGCTTCTGTTTCTCAAGTTCAACCTTGGCCTGTTCCAGAGACACAAGCTGTTGTTCAGGAGATTGAGCCTGACCCATCGCCTGATTGGCATTAAGAATTTGTTGTGCTGCCTGTGCCATGACCATCTCAACAACAGCGGGATTCTGTGCTTCTTCAGGGCTAACTCCCTGCATCATCTGATCAGTCATACCATTCATCTGTTCCTGATACTTCATAATAGAATGCTCTTGAATGTTAGCCTGAAGTATAGGAGCAATCCGTTGCATGATTGGATTCTTACCATTCATCGGGTCTTGCAGATACGCCATCTTAATCTGTATATGTGCATCATGGTTCTGGCCGGGGAATGCAGCAATGGGTACACCTTTGGTAGCGGCCATGATATCTGATACAGGATCAAGTGGTTTAGGCTCAATCTTTGGTGGGAGTATCTGATCAACATTGGGCATGTTGGCAGCGTTAAGGATTGTCCGGTTAAGTTCTTCCAGATTAAACATACCGGGAGGAGACTGCTGTGCCATTTGCAGAGCCATGTTTGCCATCATCATACGGTGTGCGTTGCTGGGGATGTTAGGATCACTGACCGGAATAATATCTACACGTCCGTCAAAGTCCTGCTTAAAGATGCTGCGATCTTCATATGGAACATCATAAGGATATTCAGCAGGAAGATAGTCATAGTCAATACGAGCAAGAATGCGGAACTCATCCTTCTGGGACTTGTGAAGCCGTTTGTGAATTGCGGAGAAAAATTTACTGCTTGCTTCCAGCAGTGCCATGGTAGTTCCAACGGGTCCATAAGAGGCAGCATCGGAGATAACCTGCTCCGTGCTGTCCGCAAACTTCTGTCCAGCAGTAGCTACGAAATTCAACATCTGGAATAGAGTAGAGGAAGGCTCTTTATAGGGGAGGGGAACAATAGCCTTTGATAAGTCTATACCAGTTGCTTCAACCTCTTTGAACTCGCCGGGAGCAATAGGTTCGTTGTCGCCAACCATCCTTACTCCTTTAGCCTTAAACCCTCCCGGTAGATTTGCAAACTGCCCTGCATCTATCAGCGAACGCATTGCCGCAGTGGCACTCATAGTCAAATTACCAAGGAAGTGTATAAGACCAAGCCCGTAAAAACCAAAACCCGGTACAAACC